ACAATGAATACAGATTTAACAACAGGAGAAGTTCAATTTGAATTATTAACAGATTTTAGAACATTATGATAAAGCACATTTTAGATTTATTAGCACTTGATGAATTTTACGGACAAAGTGAATTAATTGAAATAGCTAAAGGAAAGTACCAAAGACCAACAACATTAAAACAAGGATTTAACCAAATCAAAAGAGAAATAAAATGGCTGAAAAGAAAACAATAGAGTTAGAAATTAAATCAAATTTAGATACTGCTCAACAATCAGTATCAGGTTTAAAAACTCAATTAAGAAATGCACAGGCAGAAGTAGCTATTTTATCTGATAAGTTTGGTGCAACATCTAAAGAAGCAGTAAATGCTGCTAAAAAAGCTGCTGAATTAAGAGATAGAATTGGAGATGCAAAAGCATTAACTGATGCATTTAATCCTGATGCTAAATTTAGAGCATTAAGTGGTTCATTAAGTGGTGTTGCAGGTGGATTTAGTGCAGTTACAGGAGTAATGGGTGCATTAGGTACTGAAAGTAAAGATGTAGAAGCTGCTATTTTAAAAGTTCAATCTGCAATGGCTATTTCAAGTGGTTTACAAGCAGTAGGAGAAAGTGTAGACCAATTTAAAATACTTGCAACAGTAATTAAAAATACATCTATTGCACAAAGAGCATTAACTATTTATCAAAGTGCCTATACTTATGTAATGGCTGCTACCACTACAGGATTAAAATTATTTAGAGGTGCTTTAATTTCTACAGGAATAGGTGCTGCAGTTGTAGCAATAGGAATGTTGATAGCTAATTTTGATAAAGTAAAAGAAACTATTTTAAGAGTAATACCTGCATTGTCTTTAGTTGGAGATGGTGTTATGTTTGTTGTTCACGCAATAACTGATTTTATAGGTGCAACTTCAGAAGCAGAAAGAGAAGTTGATAGATTATCAGCAGCAGCATCTAAATCTTTAAAGAATAATGAGCAATATTTAAAAGAACACGGAAGCCAATTAGATGAATATACAAAACAAAAAATTGCTGCTAAAAATGAATATTATAAATTAGTTGAAGAAGATGGTGTAAATCAAAAAGCATATGCATTAGAGTTAAATAGAAAACTTAAAAAAATAGATGATGATAGATTAGAATCTAAAAAGAAAAATAAAACAGATGAAGTAAAAACTGTTAAAAAAGCTAATGAAGAAATTAGTGCTGAAGAACAAAAACGATTAGCTGACCAAATGCAATCAGCTACTGATGCAATGGCTATATTAGATGAAATAGCAAAAGCAAAAGAAACTCCTGCACAAAAAGAATATAGAGAATATCAAGAAAAGAAAGCAGTTTTAGAAGCTAATAATTTAGATACTGCTGAATTAACAAATCAATTTTTAATAAAACAAGCTGATGATGAATATGCTATTTATGAAAAAAAATTAGCAGATAAAAAAGAACAAGCTGATAAAGAAATAGAAATTGAAAAACAAGTAAAAGATGCTAAAAGAGAAATTTTACAAGCAACATTAGATAATGTTAGTGGTGGTATAGGTTTATTAAAAACAATATTTGAAAAAAATAAAGGAATACAAAAAGGTTTATTAATAGCTGAAAGTGCAGTAGGTATAGCAAAAACAATTATTAATACACAAGCAGCAAATTCAGCAATTGCTTTAAAATATGCTTTATTACCAGGAGGAGAATTATTAGCATCAAGAGCAATATTACAAAATAATATTAGTGCAGGAATTGGAATAGCATCAAATATAGCTGCAACTGCAAAAGGATTATCTGCTTTAGGTGGTGGTGGTGCTCCAAGTGGTTCTGCTCCAAGTGGTGGAGGTGGAGGTGCCACTCCTGCTGCTCCATCATTTAACGTAGTAGGTGCAAGTGCAACAAATCAATTAGCACAAACAATAGGGAATAAAGAAGCTCAACCTATTAAGGCTTATGTAGTAGCTAATGATGTAACAACTGCTCAATCATTACAAAAAAATATAATCCAAAGTGCAAGTATAGGTTAATTCTATACCCCCCCCTAAAAAAGACATTTCATTTTAGGGGGTATACCCTTTTTATTAAATTTTTTAAAAAAAAAGATTAAATATATATATAAAGAGTATAAATGCTTATTTAGAATTAGTCTAAATAAAAATAGTGTGAAACAAAAAGGTGGTTTTTACGTTTAAAATTTATGAGTAAAAAAGTTTTTGAATTAGTATTGGATGAGGAACAAGATGGAGTCTTTGCTATTTCATTAGTTGATCATCCAGCAATCCAAGAAAATTGGATAGCATTATCAAAAGAGCATAAGATTGAATTTAAAGAAATTGAATCTAAAAAAAATATATTATTAGGTGCAGTCCTTATTCCAGATATGAAAATAGATAGAATGGGGCAAGATGGAGAAGTATACCAAGTATTTTTTAGTGGTGATACAATCCAAAAAACTGCACATAAATTTATGAAAAACGGTTATCAATCGGAATCGACCTTACAGCACAAGTCTAAAGTTGAAGGCGTAACAGTTGTTGAAACGTGGCTAAAAGAGGATATGGTAAATGATAAAAGTGTTATGTATGGATTTGATTATCCTATTAATACTTGGATGGTTGCTATATCAATTGACAATCCAGATATAAAAGAAAAAGTTAAATCGGGAGAGATCAAAGGGTTTTCAATCGAAGGGTTTTTTAATGAAAAATTAGAAATGTCTGAAGATGAATTAATGTTTAACAAAATAAAAGATTTAATCAATGGAGTTTAAAAACACATTAAACAAAATTAAAGCACTTTTATCAATTGAAGTAAAATTAGAACAAATGAAATTAGTTGATGGTATTACCGTTTTAGAAGCTGAATCATTTGAACCTGATTATTCAGTTGGTATAGTTACATCTGAAGGAATTGTTCCTGCTCCAATTGGAGAATATGAAACAGTTGATGGAATGATTGTAGTAGTAGAAGTTGAAGGAATTATTCAAGAAGTAAAACCGGTAACTCCTGCAGAAGCAGCAGCAGAAACTCCTGCTGAAGTAGCTGCTGAACCAGCAGAGGTAATGTCAGCTCCTAAAAAGGTAGTTGATACAATTACTAAAGAAACATTTTTTGCTGAAGTAAAAGTTGAGATTGAAAAATTGGAAGCTGATAACAAAGCATTAAAAGTAGAATTAGAAGCATTAAAAGTGGAATTAGCAGAAGCAGGTGCGAAAGCAATTGTAACTAATCCAGAACCAGCAGTAGTAAGAGAGTTAACTGCACTCGAAAAATTCAGATTAATTAAACAAAATTTAAAATAAATAAAATATGGCAATTTCTTATACTTCGGTAGACATTAGAGGTAAAGCAGTAGAACCAATCCTTGAAGAAGTTTTATTTGCAAACAAAACAATCGCTGATGGTTATGTTACATTTAACACAGACATCAAAGCAGGTACAATTTTTACTGAAGCATCAGTAGCAGTAACTGCGCAACTTTACACAGGTTCTGCACTATCTAATAGTGGTTCAATGACCATTACTGATAGAGTAATTACACCTACAAAATTAGAGTACAAACAAACATTCTTACAAGAGTCTTTAAGAGCAGGTCGTTTCGGTCGTTCAATGAGTCCAGGTGCATTTAACATTGATAGTAACGAATTCGCTTCAACTGTATTGGCTCAATACGCTCCAAATGTTTCAGAAGATGCTGAATCTCAATTTTGGGGTGGTATTACTTCTGCAACTAAAACTGCAATTGCTGCTTTAACTCCAGGTTCTGCTCAAGGATCTATGACTGCTGCAACTCAAACTGCAGTAGCAGGTTTAACTGCAGGCCCTATTGATGGTGTATTTGCTAAAGTACTTTATGATAACGCTGCAATTGGTGGTTATATCAAAGTAACAGGAACTACTGTAACATCTTCTAATATCGCTGCTCAATGTGCTTTGATTTATGCTGCTATTCCTGCAGAAATATTAGCAGATACAATTTCTCCTGTTAAAATCTATTGTCCACGTTCTTGGAAACAATTAGCAAGAATAGCTAACAATGCAGTAGGTGCTGCTCAACAAATAAACTTCTTATTTGATGGTGCTTCAAATGATGCAAAATGTTATTATAATGGTGTAGAAATGGTATTCATTCCTGCTCCTACTAATAACTTGGCTTATGCTCAAAGACCTGCAGCAGTATCTTGGAATACTGACTTGTTAGATGACGTAAACCGTTTTGAAATCGGTAAAACTGTTAATGATGGAGATACTCAATTTGTAAGAGCTATCTATACTTTAGCTGCCAATGTTGGTCAAGCTACAAAAGGAGTTCTTTACGGAGGATAATTAATAATAAATTAGGGGATGTAAAAGTCCCCTTTTTAAAAATATAAAACTATGCCAGCAGAAGCGTTTACACTCGGTAGACTTGAGCCAACAAAATCAAGCGTAGGCGGATTAAGATCTGTTTACATTATTTCAAGTGGATATATTACTCCTTCTACTTTTGTATATGGTACAACTACTTTATCTGATGCAATTGCATCTAATAGTGGTGCTGCATCAATTACTGCAGTTAAGTACGATTTAAAAGGAACAAACTCATTTGACCAAACTATGACAAGTTCACGTGAAAATGGAACGACATTTTTTGAGCAAAAATTAGCATTACAACTTAAAAAGATGAATGCTGTTACACATCAACAATTAAAACTTTTGGCTTATTCAAGACCACAGATGATAGTTGAAGATAACAATGGTAATTTATTCTTTGCAGGTTTAGAACAAGGTATGGATGCTACAGGTGGTACAGTTGTAACTGGAACTGCTTTAGGTGATTTATCAGGATATACTATTGAATTTCAAGGTATGGAAAAATTAGCTGCTAATTTCTTATCAGGTGCTATTACAACAGTAGTTGGTGGAACTATTACTCAAGGTACTTAAATAATATTTAAGTTAAATTTTAAATTACCCCTATTTTATTATAGGGGTTTTTTTTTGAAACAATATAGGGTAAAATACGTTTAAAATATATGATTAAACTATTACAATCTACATCTGCTCAACAAGTATCTTTTATTCCTCGTAATATGGATGCATATTCCATTACATTAAGAAATGAAAGTACACAAGTAGAAACTGTAATAACTCCATCATTTTATAAAAATGAATATTATTTAACTGCAACTACTGTATTTACTTTAGTTGAAAATCATTTTTATAATTTTACGGTTAAAGATATATCTGGTAATATATTATATTTAGACAAAATTTTCTGCACTAATCAAACTGCAGATGATTATTCAATTAATAATGGAGCATACGTAAACGCTGCTGCATCTGATACGATTTTTTATGAGTAATAATCACGTTATAGAATTAAAGGCTTACAATCCTCCAAAAGCGGTGGAAAATAGGCAAGATGATTGGGTTAAGTTTGGGGATAAAAATGACTACTATCAATTTTTGATAGATCGTTATAATAACTCTACAACTAATAATCAAGTTATCAATAATATTGTTAAGTTAATATTTGGTAAGGGATTAGATGCAAGAGATTCTAATCGTAAACCGATGGAATATGCACAAATGAAAATGCTTTTTAGTAAAGACACTACTAAAAAAGCAATAACTGATATGTATTTATTAGGTCAATGTGCATTACAAGTTATTTATTCTAAAAATAAAAAGAGTATAGTTGATGTTCAGCATATGCCAGTCCATTTATTAAGACCTCAAAAATGCAATAAAGAAGGAATAATAGAAAATTATTACTATTCTGATAATTGGGATAAATTACGAGATTTTCCACCTACATTAATTCCATCATTTGGTAATGGAGATAGAACATTAGAAATATTAATGATTGGTAATTATACAATTGGACAAAAATATTTTAGTAGTGTTTCTTATTTGGGTGGTATTTCTTATGCAAAATTAGAAGAAAATATATCTGAATATTTAATTTCATTAGTTGAAACAGGATTTACACCTTTAAAAATAATTAACTTTAATAATGGTATTCCAACAGAGGACCAACAAAGGACTATTAATGATTCAGTAGTTAGTCAAACTACTGGAGCAAGTGGTAAAAAATTAATTGTTTCATTTAATTCAGAAGAAAGTAAAAAAACTACTATTGATTCAGTTGGATTAGATAATGCTGCTCAACAATATGAGTATTTAAGTAATGAAGCAAGAGCTAAAATAATGTTATCTCACGGAGTTACTTCTGGATTATTATTTGGGATTCCTTCTGCAAGTGGATTTAGTTCTAATGCAGACGAATTAAAGACCGCATTTGTATTATTTGACAATAATGTTATAATACCTAACCAAGAACAATTTTGCGATGGTATAGACAAGATTTTAGCTTATAATAATATTAGTTTAGATTTAACATTTAAACCATTAAATCCTTTAGTTGATGCAATGCATCCAGAAGATTTAGCACCTGTACAAATGAGTGAAGAAGTACACGATCATTTTGACATTGATAGTTTAGAAGGAGAGTCTATTTCTGATGAATGGGAGTTAGTAGATAAAAGAGAATATTCAGATAAAAATATATCTATTGAAGATTGGGCAAATAATTTGATAGTTGAAAAGAAAACAACGCTTCAAAAATTAGCTGATATAATTAAATCTAATCCAAGTGCTAAAAGTTATTTAGATAAAGATATTTATAAAGTACGTTATGAATATGCTGCTCGATATAATAAGCCTAATTCTCGTAATTTTTGCGTTAAAATGATGTCAAGAACTGCAAATGGAGTAGTATATAGAAAAGAAGATATTGATCAAGCATCATTTCAAGGTGTTAATAAAGAATTAGGACACGAAGGTCAATCTTATTCACTTTTTAAATATAAAGGCGGTGTAGCTTGTTCACATTATTGGAATGAAAATTTATATAGATTGAAAACAAAAACTGATGGAACTCCTTATATAGATAAATCATTATCTTCAAGTCAAGAAGTTGATAGTATTGCAGGATATAAACCAACTCCAGCAGGATTAGCAGAGTCAAAAATAGCACCAATTGATATGCCAAATATAGGACATCACCCAAATTATAAAGGATAATATGAAGGCACTTTTTATAACTGATAAGGAATTAAAACAAATGACTGTTTTAAATGGAAATATAGATCCAGATAAGACAAAACAATTTGTAATAATAGCACAAGATACACATATCTTTAGTTATTTAGGTTCAAGATTATACGAAAAAATTAATGATAGTATAGTAACCGGTACATTAACTGGTAATTACTTAACTTTATTAAATGAATATATTAAACCTATGACAATACAATGGTCAATGGTAGAGATATTACCCTTTATTTCTTATACTATTGCTAATAAAGGAGTCTTCAAGCATAATTCAGAGAATAGTACAGGAGTAGAAAAGTCAGAGATTGATTATCTTGTAGAAAAGCAAAGACAAATAGCACAAAATTATACTCAAAAATTCATTGATTATATGATTGTAAACTATGCTTTGTTCCCAGAATACTATTTAGCACAAACAGGGGATCAGCTTCCATTTATGTCTGCTAATTTTGGAGGGTGGTTTTTACCACAAACAACAAGTTATCCACAAAATGATGCAGGAGATTTTAGATATAAAAACGATTAATATATGGCTTTAGATTTTACACACATAAAAGGAGATACATTTGAAGAAGTTAATTTTCAAATGCTTGTTAATTCAGTAGCTTTAAATCTTACAGGTTGCACATTAAAGATGCAATTACGCAAAGAATACGGAGGTGTAGTATATTTATCTTTAACTTCAGTTGCAAGTGCAGGTATAACTATTACAACTCCTGCAAGTGGTTTATTTAAAATTAATAAGCAAATTATAAATATAGATGCAGGAAATTATATTTATGACATTGAATTAGATAAAGCTGATGGTACGGTTAAAACTTATATAAGTGGAAATTTCTTAATTACAAATGATGTAACTCGATAATATGGCAGATAATGTTAGTTTAATTGTAAATGAAACTATTGATAATGTAGTTATTAATCCTGGTATTACTACTCAAGTAATTGATGTTAATGTTACAGGTACAGATACCTATGTAGATATTAATGTTACTCCAAGTGTTACAATTGTAAATATAAATGAAGTTACAGGAGGTGGTGGCGGAGGTGGTTCACAAAATCTTCAACAAGTAACAGATATTGGTGCAACAACAACTAATGGTATTAATATAATTGCTGATTTAGATATTGTAGGATTAGGTGTAAGTTCATCTGATGAAATGAGCCTTGCTCCTCTTATAAATTCATATACAGTATATGGAACTGCTATACAAGGTCAAGCTGGTGATAATGGAAAAGGAGTTAAAGGCACTTCTGATTCGGGTAGTGGAGTTTATGCATATTCTCCTTCAGGAACTGCATTTGTAGGTAGTGGAGATTATGCAATGTATCTTACTGCTCAAACTAAAGGAATTGAAGTAACTGCTGAAAGTGATGCTGTAGCTACATTAAATCAAGGTTCATCTGCTACAGGTTTAATTATAAATGGTGGTGCTTCATCAAATGGTAATTTTATTGAACTTAAAAAAGAAGGAGATGATAAATTAACAGTAAATCAAGCTGGGGAATTAACTGCTACAAAATTAATAAAATCAGGGGGTACATCTACTCAATATTTAATGGCTGATGGTTCTACTACAAGTGGAAGTATTGGTGGATCATTAAAAAATTATATTGCATCAGGAACTGATACATATACTGTTAATATTCTTGGAACTACTGCTTATGTTGATGGAGTAGCTTATTTAATTCGGTTTACAAATGGTAATACAACAACTGCAACATTAAACATTAATGGATTAGGTGCAAGAACTTTATATAAAAATAATAGCGGTGCTATAATTGGTGGAGATATACAAAGTGGTAGTGAAATGTTGTGTGTTTATAATTCTACTTTATCTATTTTTAAATGTATATCAACATCTACATCAGTTACTGCAACAAGTCCTATAACATCGAGTGGTGGAATTACTCCAGTTATATCAACATCTATGGCAACTAACAAGTTGATAGGTAGAAGTACAGCTGGAACAGGAGTAATGGAACAAATAACTATTGGTTCAGGTCTTACATTATCAGGAGGAACATTAACTAATACAGCAACTCCTACACCAACAGGATATTATGGGGCATTTCAAGATAATACTATTCAGACTGCTGCTGCAATAAATACGCCTTATGCAATGAAGTTTGGTATTAATGATTTAAGTAATGGAATTACAATAGCAAGTGATGGTAGTAATTTAACAAGAATAACAATAGCTAATACAGGAATTTATAACATACAGTTTTCTGCACAATTTGATAGAACAAATAGTGGTACTGATGCCGTAGATATTTGGCTTAGAAAAAATGGAGTAGATGTACCCGGAAGTGCGGGAAAAATAATATTAACAGGAGGAGTAGCAGCATCTGCAATAATAGCAGCTTGGAACTATGTTTTAGATATAGTATCGGGTGATTATTATCAAATAATGTGGAGTACACCTGATACACACATTAGAATATTGTATGAAGCAGCACAAACATCTCCATTTGCACATCCTTTAATACCATCAACAATTTTAACTGTTACACAACAGTCAGGTATTATGGCTGGAACAGGTATAACTGCTATTAATTCACTAACAGGTGCTGCACAAACATTAACGGTTGGAACAACAGGAACAGACTTTGCAATAGTTGATTCAGGTACAGACCATAAATTTAATTTACCAACTGCATCAGCAAGTAATAGAGGAGCATTGTCTTCTACAGATTGGACAACCTTTAATAACAAACAGGATAAGTCATTATCAGCATATACTATAATGGCTAATGCAACAGCATCAACAGCAGATGCAACAGCAAAAGTTTATAAGGATGTAGCAGAAGCAACAGATTTAGCAAGTGTATCAACTATAACTTGGTCTGGTACGGCTTCTCCAACTACACCATTAACATTAAATTACAAATGGAATCAAGTAGGTAGTTTAGTAACTGTTAGATTTAATTTAAACTATACAAATGCTGGAACTTCAAATACACAATTATCAATAACATTACCAACTACGATGCCAACACCAGCTGCAGTTAGTGGATTTAATTCTACAAATGATGTAATAGTTTATGGAACTGGTCAGTTTGGTGGGGGTAAAACTCTTGCAGGAGCATATTCAACTGGTGCAGTTTTAAGAAAAACAGCAAGTAGTTATGAGTTTGTAATAGCAAGAGGGGCGGCAAATGCTTCAACTGCTTGGTTAACAATTCAATATTTTGCATAATGAGACATATAAGACAAATTAATTCGGTAGGAACAAATTGCTACACTATTGTTATAGCTGAAGAACCATTAGAATTACATCCATCAATAGTTCAACATCCTGATTTGTTTGAAATATCAGAAGATGAAATACCTAAATTTATACAATATTTGAATTATGAAGGATAAATTAGATAAAATTTTAGAAAAAGTTATATCACGTAAACTAATGGTATTTTTAATTGCTTGTGGTGGTTTATTTGCAGGTAATTTAACTTCTCAAGATTGGGTTATCATCGCTACTGCTTATGTAAGCATTCAAGGATTTACAGATATAGTTACAAAATTAAAAAGTTAAAATGGAATCTACAAAACTATATCTATTAAATTCTTTAACAATGATCATTACATTTACCAACATTGAAAATACGTTGAAGATTTTACTTTTAATATTATCAATTATATATACTTGCGTTAAAATTTACGAATCATTTACTAAAAAGTCAAAAGATGAGATTAGATAATAAAGGATATATGCTAATAACAGAATTTGAAGGATTTAGTGCTGAACCTTATTTATGTCCTGCTAAATTAGCTACAATTGGTTATGGTAATACATTTTATAAAGATGGTAGAAAAGTTACAATGTTAGATAAACCAATTAATAAATCTGAAGCTTTTGATATGTTTAAAGATATAGCTGATAAATTTGCTAAAAGAGTTAGTACATTAGTAACACAACCACTAACTCAAAATCAATTTAATGCTTTGGTTTCATTTGCTTATAATGTTGGAGTTGCTAATTTTATGAATAGTACACTTTTAAAAAAAGTAAATAATAATAGATTGGATCATACAATTCGAAATGAATTTTTGAAATGGGATAAAGTAGGTACAAAAAAATTAGCAGGATTAACTAAAAGACGAATATATGAAGCCGACAACTACTTCGCAGAATAGGAACTGGATATTGTTTATTGTTTATGTTGTTATAGCATCAACTGTAATTACATTGTTATCATCTTGTGGTATACGTAAAGTAATTATAGATGAGGTTAAGAAGGATTCTTTGTCCCAAATTTCCACTAAAATTGCAACAGTTGAAGATGTAAAAATAGAAACTAAAAATGATATTATAACTGATGAGTTTACTATTACTCCATTAGACACTTGTAAGGATATTATAGTAAATGGAATAACGTATAAAAACATTATTTTAAGCTACAAAAAGACAAAAGATAACACTATACAAGTCCAAGATATAAAAGTGGCTAAAAACGAGTTAAAAACACAAGACACAAAAGTAACTCAAAATAGAAAAGTTAAAGATATAGATCGAACTTCTAATCCATTCTTATGGTTATTAATTCCAGTAGGATTATATTTAATTTATACATTTCTATACCCCCCCCTAAAAAACATACTTTAAAAATAGGGGTACCCATTTTTTATTAAATTTTTTGAAAAAAAAGATATATATATAAAAGAGTATAATAAGATAGTAGGAATTTTCCTATTGTTAATAAATATGTTATTTTATATTTGGATTTACTATACATTTGGCTTATGATAGAAGAACAATTATTCAAGATATTAAAGGATCAACTATTCCCTGATTTATTAAAAGCTAAAAATCAAATGTCCAGATGGGATTGTTATAGTCCATCTAAAAAATACCGTATTGAATTAAAGTGCCGAAAGGTACACTATCCAACTCTTTTACTTGAAAAGAAAAAATTTGATGCAATGATCTTGGAATCTGCAAAGCACAATGATATTCCACTTTATATTAATTCAACTCCAAAAGGAATATTTATATTTAATCTTCTTAAAATAAATCCTATTTGGGAAATCAACTCAAAAAATCCTGCTACTACTAACTTTGGATCTTATGATAGGGTTGAAAAGGAGGTTTGTTATTTAGATATTGCAGAAGCTAAAATGTTAAAGTTTTCATAATATTTTTTTTATCTCATTTATTAAATTTAGATTTGTCCTATAAATAATTTAAAACCTTAAAAAAATGGACAAACAAGAAATTTTAGCAAAATTAGAAATATGTATTTCTATTTTAGAAAACACGGACAATCTTTATGTGCGTAAACAATTAGAGTATATTTGTGATGCATTAGTAAAAGATTGGAATCAATCAGAAGCTTATGCTCAAGAAATTAGAGAAGTATTAAATTATGATGAAACAATGTCTAATTTAGATAACTTATGGATCAGATAATACTACAACAAATAGAGTCTTTAGAGCTAATATTAAATAGCCAACAAAGAAGATTAGATATAGCTATAAATGAATTAAAACAATTAGCTAAAATTGAATCCAATTTTATTACTTTTGGTTCATTATCAAATCAGGACCAATTAGACAAAGAAATAATTATTGAAAAATATTTATATGAAAGAGATTAAAAAATTTGATAAATGGATGAGAAAAACAGTACAATCCATTTACTATTATGATAATGAAAAAATGTGTAATGCTTACGAAAGAATTAAAAAATGAAAATAGAAATAAAATCAATATTTGGAGAATTAATTTTTGAATATGATTGTGAAAATAACACAATTAAAAAAACAGTTGAAAAAGCTATTAAAGAAAAAATTCCTTTATATTCAGCAGATTTACGTTCAGCCAATTTACGTTCAGCCGATTTACGTTCAGCCAATTTACGTTCAGCCGATTTACGTTCAGCCAATTTATATTCAGCAGATTTAAGTTCAGCCAATTTAAGTTCAGCCAATTTAAGTTTAGCCAATTTAAGTTCAGCCAATTTACGTTCAGCCGATTTACGTTCAGCCAATTTACGTTCAGCCGATTTACGTTCAGCCAATTTATATTCAGCCAATTTACGTTCAGCCGATTTAAGTTCAGCCAATTTAAGTTTAGCCAATTTAAGTTCAGCCGATTTATATTCAGCAGATTTACGTTCAGCCAATTTAAGTTCAGCCGATTTATATTTAGCCGATTTAAGTTCAGCCGATTTATATTTAGCCAATTTACGTTTAGCCAATTTAAGTTCAGCCAATTTATATTTAGCCGATTTACGTTCAGCCGATTTAAGTTCAGCCGATTTACGTTCAGCCAATTTACGTTCAGCCGATTTAAGTTCAGCCGATTTACCTATTTATTGCAAATGGAATCATTCAATTCAAGATGATAAAATAAGAATAGGTTGTAAATTACATACAATTCAAGAATGGGATTTATTTTTTAAATCAGATGAAATTTATGAAACTAAAAGAAACACAGAAGATTTTAAACAAATTCAAGCAGTATATTTAGCATATAAATCATATTTAACACATTTAAAAAATGAGCAATAGAACAAAAGCAATAGAATCATTACCTTATGACCAAAGGTCAGACGAATGGTTTAAAGCAAGACACGGTAAGTTTACTGCATCTACAATCCACAAACTTTTAGGAGCAAGAGGATTAGGTCAAACAGGTGAAACTTATGCAATAGAGAAGGCAATTGAGCAGTTATATGGTCAATTAGAGGAATCTTATAGAGGACCAGATATGCAAAGAGGAGTAGATTTAGAACCTTATGCATTTGCTAAATTTAAACAGCAACATCCCGAAGCAACTGAAGCATTTATGTTCCCTTATGGTGAACACGCTGGAGCTTCTCCTGATGGTGTAGTTGGTGGAGATGCAATCCTGGAGATTAAATGTCCGAGACCGGTTAAGTTTTTTAAAATTGTAGCTGATGAAAAGATAGATCCTGAATACATTGCACAAATGCAGTTCCAAATGTTATGCAGCAATTCCTCCAAAGCCTATTTCTTCAACTATTGCGTAATAGATGGTGAGGAGTTCCATCATACAATTGAAGTGCCAAGAGATGAAGTTATGATTGATTTGATAAAAGAACGATTAGAACAGGCTATTGCAATTAAAGAAGCATACATTGAGAAGATAACTAATAACTTGCAGCGATGAATTCACAAGATAAGGCAAGAGAATTAGTGCTTAAATTTTATCCTGAAGTTAGATGGAAATTAGGACAGGAAGATTGTATAAAAAGAGCTAAAAATTGTGCGTTAATAACAGTTGATGAAATATTATTTTCAAATAATACAATTTTTGAAACAAATATACCTCACGAATGTTGGAAATATTGGCAAGAAGTTAAACAAGAAATAGAAAAGTTATGAACCCAAAAAGTAAGAACCAAGAAATGCACAAGCTATATTGCTTATGCAGTTTATTGTTAGAAAGTTTAGATAGGTTAAAACCTACTACTGAAAGAATGATCAAATATCAATCTGATTTGATTGGATTTTGTGAGGAATTAAATAATGTATTAGCAGATACTGCACCAATTCAAAGAAGTACGTATTTTCACAATATCACTAATAAAATTGATAGTATTTTAAGAAATGAATTTAATAAAGATATGTGATGGCAGATATAACAATGTGCAATGGTAAAAATTGCGAATTAGCAAATACTTGCTATCGGTATAAAGCAAATCCCACTCCAGGATATCAATCTTATTTTTGTGAAGCACCAATTAAAAATGGTAAATGTGATTACTACTGGGAATATTGCAGTAATTGTAATCAATACAATGGAACACATAAAATGAGTTGTCCAACTCAAAAAATACAAATAAACTTATGAAAAAAAAATTTACAAATTGGCAGAGAATATTAAGAATTATGAATTTCAATTATAAAAGAGGTTTAAATTCAGAACGAGTAAATGAAATATATAGAAAAATTAATTTAATACGATTAGAGAAATGATACAAATAGCAGCAACGATTTTAATAATGTTATGGTTAGGAATGGAAGCGGTTAAATATTATGGCGGAGAAGTTGTAATAGCACCGATAAAAGGCTTAATGTTTGGAGCTTTGTATAACAATGATGAAGGAGATGAAGATATAGAACACACGGTCCAGTTATTATTTTTTATATTTTCTGTTAATTTTATTTGGATAACTGAAGATTAATATTATCTTTGTAAAAGATGCAAGGCTTGGGCATCACAATTCCGAGTCATAAATAAATTAAATGCGATGAGCAATAGAACAAAAGTGTTTACAGGAACAACAAAAAATCCTGCAAGTAAATTTTTAGATTGGAAGTCAAACGATAAGCAATTTTCGTATTATGACAAAGAACAATCAAAAACAATTGAGGTTAAATTACCTTTGAAGTTTGTTTTTCTTGATGAACTACATACGGTAAAAGGTTGGAATGATGCTTCATCTTCTGGAGTATATGCAAATGAAGTAAAATTCATTTCAAAAGAACCAATAACTGTGAAAGCATTTAAAGGTGGTGAGATTGCAAAAGGTCTTTATAATGAAATTAAAGACAAAGCAAAGAACGCTGGAGGACACTATGTAAAATCTATCTACATTATGTTAGAAGATGGATCACTTGGAAACATCCAATTAAAAGGAAGTGCAGTTCAAGGATGGGGAGAATTTGTAAATGCTAATAAGAAGCAGCTCACCACATCTTGGATAGTAGTTGATAAGGCAATTGAAGGTAAAAAGGGTGCAGTTAAATATACTACTCCTTCATTTATTCTTGGAGATGTATTAACAATTCCAGAGTCTAATGATGCTGATAGCAATTTTGATACATTAGAAGCATATTTAAAGACTTATTTAACAAAAGAAGTAGATGCTTCAGAAATTTTAGTTGAAGTAGAAGATGATTTAGAATTTTAAATTAATAACAGGGTTTTAGTCTACAACTAAAAAATACCTTAATAGGCCATCTTAATAGATGGCCTTTTTTTTACCTTTGATATTAATATCATAAATAAATGTTAAAAAATTAGATATATTAAAATACTTTTATAATATTTGCAGAAGTATTAACTAACAAAAAAAATAAAATGAAAAAAGCACAAATTTTTAACAATCACTTTCAAAATTTTAAAACGTATGCAATTCCAAAAGCACAACTTATTATTGCAGATATTCCTTATAATTTAGGTAATAATGCTTATGCAAGTAATCCAGCTTGGTATAAAGATGGAGATAATACAAATGGAGAATCTGCATTGGCTGGTAAAAGTTTTTTTGATACAGATGAAGATTTTAGACCTGCAGAATTTATGCATTTTTGTAGTACAATGTTGAAGCCTGAAACTAAAAAAATTAAAGTTGAAGGAGAAGCAATACAAAAAGGAGATGCACCTTGTATGATTGTTTTTTGTGCTTTTGACCAGCAAATGTATTTAATTGAATTAGCTAAAAGATATGGTTTAAACAATTATATAAATTTAGTATTTAGAAAAAACTTTTCAGCACAAGTTTTAAAAGCAAATATGAAAGTAGTAGGTAATTGTGAATATGGTTTAATTTTTTATAGAGAAAGATTACCTAAATTTAGAAACAATGGTAAAATGATTTTTAATTGTATAGATTGGCCAAGAGATAATGTAAGTGAAAAAATACATCCAACTCAAAAACCAGTAGAATTATTAAAAAGATTAATTGAAATATTTACAGATGAAGGAGATGTAGTAATTGATCCTTGTTGTGGTTCTGGAAGTACATTAATTGCAGCACAAGAATTAAAAAGAAAAGGTTATGGATTTGAAATTAAAAAACCATTTCATAAAGCTGCTGAAAATTGGATTAATGAAGAATATCAAAAATTGTCAGATATAGAAGAATTTGGATTTGCAAAAACATTAATAGAAAAAACAAGCATAACTTTATTTTAACTATGCAAATATCAGTATTTAAAGACTTATTAAAGTCAAAAGAAGTTCCATTTATAGTACCTATTGAAAAGGTAGTAAATAGAATTAAATTAGGTAAGTCAAAAGACTTAATAGAACGCATCAGAAATGGTGAGGATTTAAAAAAACAACTTCCTTGTATATTATTTGCAGGGGAATTTACAGAACGAAACTCAAATGGATTGGTTAAGCATTCCGGATTGATGGTAGTTGATTTTGATAAATATCCAAGTAATGAAACGATGCTAAATCACCTGGAACTATTGAAACAAAATAAACATTTTTGTTTACTTTTTATCAGTCCATCAGGTAATGGCATTAAAGGTGTTGTAAAAATACCAATTGCTACAAAAGAAACGCATCCTAAATATTTTAAGGCATTTCAGAAGGAGTTTGATTATGATTATTTTGATATTGCCAACTCAAATGTAGATAGGGTTTGTTTTGAATCATACGATCCAAATATTTATATTAATTATGAAGCTAAAGTATTTGATGCTAAATTAGTAGATGAAGGTTTTACAATTACTGAACGTGTGCCTTTAATTCCAATTACTGATGAAGATAAAATTATTGAGAAAATAATGAAATTTAATTGGCAAAAGGGATTTAATGAAGGAGAACGCAATGCTTATATATTTGATTTGGCAGGTGCATTTTGTGAATATGGAATACAAGAATATAATGCTCAAGGTTATATTTTTAATAATGTAGTTATAGGTGATTTTTCAGAGCAGGAAGTAAAAAACACAATTAAATCTTCATATCGTAAACGACAATTTGACTCTAAATTTTTTGAAGATTACCAAAAGATTGATAAGATAAAAGTTGATTTGTCAAAAGGCAAAGATGAAGTTATCAGAATGCATAATATAAAAGAGGATGTTTATAATGAATTAAAAGAGGTTCACGATCACGAGGATTTTTGGTTCTTAGATAAAAAGGATAATATAAAAATTGACTCACACAAGTACAAATTATTTTTAGAAAATAAAGGATTTGCGAAGCACTATCCAAATGGTTCAGATAAACCGATGTTTGTTTATGTAAAAGAAAACAAAGTAAAAGAGTCATCAATCTCCAGGATAAAAGATTTTGTTTTAAATTACCTTTTAGAAAATGGTAAAATAGATGTGTTTAATTACTGCTCAACTTATCACAATTTATTTACTGAACAGTATTTAATAATGCTTGAAACTATTGATTTGTTAATGATGCAAGATTTTGCTTATAAATCATTTATTCCATTTAAAAATGGTATATTAGAAGTCACTAAATGCGATGCAGTTTTAAAGGAATACTTTGAAATGGATGGATACATTTGGGATAGTCAAATATTAGATAGGGATTGGATACCTTCAACTGATAACAATAATGATTATAAGCAATTTATTAATAATATTTCACATAGTGATCCAACTGCTATTGAATGTGCAATAGGGTATTTATTACTTAACTACAAAAATAGAAGCCAAAACAAGGCTATAATATTAAATGATGAGCTTATTTCTGAATCTCCAGAAGGTGGAACTGGGAAAGGATTATTCGTACAAGGGATTGGTCAAATTAGAAGAACGGATATTATAGATGGTAAGCAGTACGATAGTAAGAAATCTTTTGCATATCAAACTATATCTTTAGAAACAAAAGTACTTGTTTTTGATGATGTAAAGAAAGGATTTGACTTCGAGAATAATTTTAGTTTGATAACTGAAGGAATAACTTTAGAACGAAAAAATAAGGATGCAATTAAATTAAATGTACACGAATCTCCAAAAGTAATAATATCTACTAACTATGCAATAAAAGGAGATGGACATAGCCAAGATCGTAGAAGACACGAATTAGAAATTGCTCAATTTTATGGTAAGAACTTAACACCAGAACAAGATTTTGGAAGGCAATTATTTGATGACTGGTCCTTTGAAGATTTTAACAAGTTTGATAATTATATGGTTGAGTGTTTACAGACATATTTTAGTTTAGGATTGATTGCTCAAAATAGTAAGAATAGTAAGAAACGTAAATTTATATCAGCAACATCTCCAGAATTTGATGAATGGTCAAATGATAGCGAAAATTTGCCAAGTGGAATTAGATTAGATAAACAAATTTATTTAGATAATTTTAAAAGAGATTATCCTGATTTTGCACAATTTAAATTGACTCACAAACGTTTCCAAATATGGATACAAAAATACTGCTCATACAAAGATTTAAAATATACTGATGGCAATAGCAACGGTATGAAATGGTTTACAATTGGAGAAGTAGAAGAAGATATTAACGATTTAGCATTTTAGATATGAAATATATATTAGTTGTAATTGCATACGAGTTTATAAGGTCAAAAATGATTTGGCTATGGTATTATTTAATTAAAAAAGGA